TTATCTGGGAACCTGACACCCAGCTTCGATGGTCGCGGCCAATGTATCCATCCGGCCTGCCAGCTTTGTCGATGTCCGGGCACCGGCCTGTGCAGGCCTGTCACGCTCGACCGCGTCATAGAGGCTGAGCCAGGGCTGCGTGCTGACCCGCGTCTGCTTCACACCCGTATCCTTGGCGATCACCCCGCGGCCCGCCACTTCACCGCGCACCACGCCGATCAGCCTGCCCAACTGCTGATCGTCTCCCCGTCCACCGCGCGCGCATTCGCTGCGCAACAGGCTGTGTATCGCCAGCGGTTGCGCGGCAAAGGCATGATAATGGGCTGCCCGTTGCCCCCGTTTCAATTCCGCCGGCAAAGTCCCATCCGCGCCGATATCGCCCAGAGCGACACGGTACATGCTTTCCGACCGGTCCCACAATGCGCGATCCCCGGTCGACAGGCCAATCGCACCAATGCCCAGCATCGCCCAATAATAATGGTTGTTCCTCTTGCCGCCACCATCGCCCTGCTGGAACCCGTTCACGCTGCCGGCCATTGCCTGCAGCCAGCGCCTGACGACCGCGTCCCTTTGCGGCGAAGCCAATTTGCCCAGCTTCATGCGCGCAAGCCCCAGGGTCGAGGTCGCCCATTGCTGCACATAACGGGATTGTGGCCCCTGCTGCACATCCATCAGCGCGCCCGATGAAGCCCAGCGGTAGAAGATATCATCGGCACAGGCCTTGGCGCTGCGCGAACCGGTCAACACATATTGGTCGGACAGATTGGACAAGGCATCCAGGAAGTCGTTGACCGGCTGCGTCAGCGCCACATTCTCCTTCTGCTTGTCGGCATTGATCGTCGAACGACTGGCATCGTTCGATTCATAATAGGATGTGGCCTGGATCGCGACGACCGGACGGCCCAGCGCCGGACAACTGCCGTCAGTCCTGCCACCGGCATCCCTGGCCCAGGCCGGCATGGCGATCATCATTGCCGGCAGCATCAGCAAAGCGAGACGAGAACCCATGGGTCCAATACTCCAATCCAGAATGCACGGCACCCTTGCGCGCGCACATGGTCTTTGGCCCCTACAAGCTGAACCTATGCTGGTTGGTTCCGAACGACATCAGCCGATCAAACGAGAAACCCCGCTTGACCCCTGCCAAGAATCCCCTAGAAGCGCCCGCACCCCATGGGGGCGATTAGCTCAGTTGGTAGAGCGTCTCGTTTACACGGCGGGTGCCTATGAGGTTGAAACCCGCAGGAAAGCTAGGCTTTCCGCTTTCCCTTTTTCGATTGGTCGGGACTATGTCGGGACTCGCTCGCATCCAGGGCGTTCCGCACATCCTCATCCAGCACATGCGCATAGCGCAGCGTCGTCTCGATGCGCTTGTGCTTTAGAGCTTCCTTCGCGGCGGCGAGCGATCCGGTCGCGCGGACGATGCGCGTGCCGCGCGTGTGGCGCAGATCATGGATGCGGAAATTATCGACGCCGGCGTCGGCCTTGGCCTGTTCGAAGGGCTTGCGAAGAGAGGTCGCGGTGAGCGGATAGCGCTTGCCGGCGCGACGGTTGCCACGGCTCTTCTGGCAGACATAGGTGAAGACGAATGGCTTGCCCTCTTCATCGTCGGCTTGGGGCTGTCGCGCGATGATCTCGACCAGCGTCGAGGTGAGCGGCCGCACGACAAAATCGCCGCCCTTGATCCGGGTGATGGCCTGCTTGCGTTGCAGGTTCACATCGTCCCAGCGCAGGCCCAACACCTCGCCCCGGCGCCAGCCCGATTTGAGCAGGAAGTCGATCGCGTCCGCCACGTCGTTGCGGATCGCGAGGAAGAGTTTCTTTTCCTCCGTCAGGTCGAGTTCGCGCGGCGGCTTCTTCGCGACCTTGAGGAAGAGCTTGCCCCATTTGGGCATCTGGCCGACGTCATATTCGGTGTCGGCCGCGTGGCGCCAGATCGCGCGCGCGTTTTCGATGTCGCGATTGACCGATGCATTGGAGCGGCCATCCCGGCGCTTCGCAACGAAGATCTGGAAATCGCGCTGAGAGATCTCCGACAAAAGGCGCGTCGCGCCCAGCCCTTCGACTAGGGCGGCGGTCAGCCCCTTGATGGTGGGCCAGCTGGGCAGATGCTCCGCATGTTCCTGATAGAGGCCGCAGGCTTCATCGACGGTGATAGGCGGCCGCTGCTCTTCGGGCAGGGCCGCCTTATGGCGCTCGCGGCGCTCGAATGCTTCCGCCAATCGCTTGGACGTGCAGCCTGTCGACCCATGATAGCGCCGATGGTTGAACTGGAAATCATAGAGATAGTGGGGCCTGCCCTCAGGCTTGTAGACGGTCACCGGCTCAACGCTCTGTGTGTCGCCTCGTGAAGGGCACGACGACGCCTCGATCGCGGCGCTTTGCCACAGACGTGCGGCGGGTGGGCGAAGCTGGCAGACATGCGGGCGGCACCTGGCGAAGTTGCTCGACGTATGATTCGAGATCCGCGACAGTGTAGCGAATGGCGCGCCCGATCAACACATAGCGGAGACGGCCCGCCTGGCGTTCCTTGCGCAGGGTGCGCGCGCAGAGGCTCAGGCGATCGGCCGCTTCCGTTTCGGTCAGAAGGATGGACTGGTCGGTCATGCGGCCTTTCGCTGCTGCCGATCGGCGCGGATCTGCTGGTGGAAGGACAGGTAATCGTCGATGCCGGCATAGAGGCCGGTATGGCCCGGCAGCTCCCACCGATAATGTTCGGCCAGATCCTCGATCCGCGCACGGCGCTGATGGATGTCGGCGATGCCGTCGACCTTGGCGCCATGGAGAACCCGCAGCACGTAGAGATCCGCGCCCATGGCGCAGTCGCGCTGGATGCGCTCGCCAGCGTTGCGGATCTCGCTGGCCAGCGCCGTGTCATAGCGGCCGATGGCATCGGTCAGAATCGCGATCTTCTCCTGGACCGCCGCGCCGGCGCCCTTCTCGCCCCGCCCAGACACGACCCGCCGCCAGTCCGCCACGATTGCAGTCCAGATGCGGATTTCGTCGGCCGCGACCTTCTCCTGCATCCGGCCTTTGGCGACCAGGTCAGGATATTGGCGCACGCGGCGTTCGAGCGCGCCTTCGGCCTCGTCCAGAAGCGGGGCAAGGCGGGCGCGGATATTGGCTACCAGGTCCGTCATGCCCGTTCCTCGATCGCTGCGCGGATCCGCGCGATGGCAGTTTCGAAATGCTTTGGGTTGTGCTCGATGCCGACGAACCGCTTGCCCGCCCGGATTGCTGCAACGCCGGTGGAGCCTGTTCCCATGAACGGGTCGCAGATCCTGTCACCCGCCACGTTGCGGATGATTTTGGCCATCAACTCATCAGGCTTTGTCGTCGGGTGGTCGAAGCGCGCTGGACCGCGCGGAGAGCCGATGCGGCTGACGCGAAGCTTGTCGCTCATCTCGCCTTGCGGGTGATATCCGCGGTTCCAAGCATGAACATAGAATTCGACGTCGGGCCGATAGTGCTTATTGGCCACCGGCTGCGGATTGTTCTTTTGCCAGACGCAAAGAGCATGCCGATGGAAGCCGCTGACCCGCGCCAGCAACTGGGCGAGCTGATCATTGTGGGCGAAGACGATTGCGGATCCGCATCTGCGGGGATCGATGATATCCATGTCGAACCCGCGATGCAGGCCCTGCATTATCAGCTGATCCATCATCGGACGACGCTTGCGATATTGGCCAGCGCCGTTCGCCCTGATCAAGTAGGGCGGATCCATGACGTCGGCGTCCATGAAGCCCAGCGTCGGACGGATCGCATAGGCGTCACCGCAATAAAGGATCGCGATCGGCGCGTCGGGCGAGCCGATCCTGGCTATGGCGACTTCGGATCCCGATTGCGCTGAATCGAACCCGATCAAGGTGGGCTGGTAGGCGGCGAGCATGGTCATAGCGCCTCCGCGAAGTCACGCGCCTCAGGCCATGGCCAGAGACCCTGCATGCCGCGCGCTGCAACCGGATCAGTCCACGCCTCGATCTCCAGCATGGGCCAACCCCAGTTGGCGTGTTCGTCACGGCTGCTGTCGTTCGCGCGGGCGACGCCGAAATCGGCGGCGATGTCGAGGCCGGACCGTGGTTCTCCGACCACGGCGGTTCCTATTCCTGCGGCCATAGGAAGATTTCCGGCAAGAAAGTCCTCCAGCACCGGCACCGCTAGATCGCGGTGGAGGCACATTTCCTTCGTCTCTTGGGCATCCGGGTACAGATCGAAAAGGCCGATCATGTCTGAGACTTCATCGCGGGCGACGCTCATCTTGCCGGCATGGATCACAATGCGCTGGCCGATGATCGCACGGGGCGCGCGATAGCCGCGAAACTCGAAAGGCTTTGCACCGGCGATGATGAGGGAAGCCCATGGCTGCCAAATAGTGAGGGCCTTCATGCGCCCCTCCAGTGATGCGCGACAGGGCGCGTTGTCAGGGTTGCCGCGCGATGTCGCGTGCAGTTGACGGTGGCGCAGCGCGGGCAGGCGATGCGATCGATGCGGGCGACAGCGGGGACCGGCTGTCGTTCGGAAGGCTTCCGCGTGAGTATGGTCATCAGGAGATCCTTTTCAGGAGCCAGGTCAGCGCCGGGCAGCTGGCGAGCCAGATGGCGGCCAGGGCGACGCCGATGGCGAAGGGGACGACGGGGGAGAAAGTCGGACGGTCCATCAGCCTGCCCAGCCCTCAAGAAACCGGACCAACGCCGCGAGAAGCTCATCGCGATCGGGATCCGTGTCACCGCACAGGGCGGCCAGTTCGATCGTCATCTTGAGAGCATCGGCCAGTTTCTCGATCGGCTCATCGTGCCCGAACGGGCCGGGATGGCTTTCACCTTCCCGCGAGAAGCTGACCAGGATCGGCAAGGCTTCGGCGCATTGGCTGGCAGCGGCCAGGGCCAGAGACCGCTTCTCGCTTTCCTCAGCCATTGGCGACTCCCGTGGCGACGCGGACATAGAGGGGGCTTTTCGCCGCCCCTTCGCCTGCATATCCGCGCTTGTGCCAGCCCAGGCGCTGCATGATGCGGACGAGCTGGCTGTTGTCGGTGAAGCGCGGGACACGGCGCCGATCGGCGGCATCGCCGAGGATCTGGGCGAGATCGGCCAGGGCGATGCTGTCGGCGTTGCGCAGCTGCGCGGCGGTGAAGAGCGCGAGGCAGCAGATATGGCGGTCCGCCGGCGCGCGGAGGATGGGAGCGGGCATCATGCTGCACGGCCCCCGCCCTGCTCATTGACGGCCGCCGCCACGGTCGGATCGTCCAGCATTGCGGTCAAGTCGGCCGACGTAGCCGGGCGGGCCGGTTCCGGTTCATAACGCTGACCACAGAATGGGCAGAAGGTCGCGACCATGGCGGCGGCTTTCTTCTTGCCCCTTCCGGTTTCGACCTGCGTCGTGTCGACGATGACGCGCGAAGGTGTGCCAAAAAGGGTGAAGACCAGCATCGTGTTGTGCTGCGCCAAGGTCGCATTGACTTCGGCGATACAGTTGCAAGGTTTGGTCATGGTCGAGCTTCCTTGTCAGTCCTGCTCACCGAGCAGGCGTTGGTGGTTGAGAAAGGCCTGCTGGGCGGTGACGTGCGGCATGGTCCGGTCGAAGCGGCCCGCGCGCTGGCTGAGCAGCCGCGTCTTGCAGGCGAGATGGTTTTCGAGCAGGCGCCCGGTCTTCTTCTGCAGCGCGCGCCAGGTCGGGCGGTCGCCCAGGCGATAGGCGGCGATCAGGGCCAGGACGGGCTGGCGCGGCAGGACGGTGAAGCATCGGCCGCAGACGCGCTGATAACGGGGACGGCTGCGGCCGCAGCCGTCGACATCGCAGCGATGCTTAGCCATGGGGCACCGCCTTCTTCGCGACAGGCTTGCAATCGGGGCAGCGGACGCCGGCGACGATGATGGCCCAGCCTTCGGGCAGGTTCGGTTCGGTCGAGTGATGTTCGACGCGGCACCGCGCGCAGATCATGATGAAGGGCGGCATGGGCGCGGGCGCGGGACGCGCGTTTGCAGGGCGCAGAACAGGACGCTGGTTCACAGGACATTCTCCGGGCTTTGGGGGTTTTCGAAGATCCAGCAGCGGACGATCTGGCCCGCCGGGTTGTTGACATTGTCGGTGGCGAGCCATTTCCGGCTCTTGGATCCGCGCAGCACCTTCTTGAGCTTGTCGAGGTCGGGCGGGACGATGCCGGCGTTGCGGCAGCGCGCTTCGAATTCGACCAGGCGGATGGCGATCTTGCCGGCGTTGCGATGCTGGTTGATCGACTTGCCGATGGCGTGATCTTCCAGCTTTTCGCGATCGAGCAGATATTCGACCTGCTCCCAGAAGCGGGCGACCAGCGGATGATCGCCGCCGCTGCTCTGCTGACGATCGAGCGCCATCGCGTCGACCAGCTCGACCGTTTCCTTGATCCATGCCAGTTGGACGGGGAAAAGGTGGGCCAGTGCTTCGACGGCGGCGGCAAGCTGCGAGTGCGTCTTGATCGGTCGGCTGTTGGTCAGGCCGGCTACGCGCGCCGGCATCGCCCGGTCATGATGATTGTAACGGTCGAAGAAGAAGTTCAGGAACTTCGCCTCGTTGCGGACGATGTGCACGATCGTCCCCGAAACCTCCTCCATCGGCCATGTTTCGAGGCGAACGGCAGATTCGCGCGTTGCCTCCGACCAGCGCGCCTTGTCGATCGGCGTCGACATGAGGCGCTCCAGCACCGCCGGATGCGCGTCGATCCGCTCATTCTGCATTAGGTAGATGGCGCCGTTGAAGGGCGGCTCGCTGGTTTCGTAGCCGTTCGATTTCTGGCCAAGCCCGCGCGGCGAGCGGCCGCCATAGAGCACCAGCAATTCGTTGGGGTCGAACTGGCGCGTCCCGCTGCGCTTCTCGTCGTCGCGACCGCTTTCCATGAAGCCGACCGGCAGGTTCGACACCTTGAGCAGGCTGCGCGCGATGAAGGCGGGGGTGCCCTTGTTCGGGTCGAAACCTTCGTATCCGGCGCGGCCGGCCAGCTTCCAGCAAAATTCGATCAGGGTGGACTTGCCGGATCCGGGCGGGCCGGTCAGTTCCAGGAAGCCTAGCGTCTTGTGCCGGTCGCGGATCTGCACCGCGAAAAAGCTCATGACGAAGAAAGCGAGCGTCACCAGACCTTTTGGGCCATAGGCGATCCAGAGATCTTCCACCCAGGGGAAGGCGATCTTGTCCGCATCGTAGTGGATGTCGAGCAGCCGTTCCGGGCTGCGCAGCTTCACCGCCTGCTTGCCGAAATCGAAGTAATTCTCGCCATTGATCTTTTCGATCCGGCCATCACGCACGGCGATGTCGCCGAACAGCCAGGCACGGTGCGGCGCCGAATATCCGGTGAAGGGGATGGGTTCGACGACCTTCAACCGCCGGGTCTGGTTGCGCATCAGGCGGTCGAGCTGCTCACCCGATCCGCTCCACATGCCGGCGAAGGCCATCAGGCGCTTCTTGAACTCGCCGGGGTTGGCGCAGGTGGCAGCGGTGAAACGGGCTTTGACCGTGGGCTGATCAGGGAAATCGACCTGGAGGAAGTAGTTGGTTTCGTCGGCAACCTCGTCCCGCTCGCGATAGAGCATGCGGAAGGCGCAGTTGGCGATTTCCTCCACCTGCAGCTCATGCTCATCGTCCTTCCAGACGGAGCGGCACCACCACAGGCGGTTGTCGTGGCGGAAATCGAAACTGGCGAGGCTGGTGCGCTGGAAAATGAGGCGCGCCTTTTCGCGCTGCGTCTTGGCCAGCGTGACGGCACCATTCCAGAGATAGCCCTCGATCGCGTGTTCCGACAGCGGCGCCTTTTCGGGATCTCCCTTCCACTGCTGGTGGCGCAGAAGCAGGTCGTTCCAATCGAGGGTCGTGCCTTCCCCATCGGGGCGCACCTGCGCGGCCGTGGCGGCCCAACCTTCGGCTGCGGCGCGATCGACGAACTTGCGCGCCCATTTGACGCCGGCGCCGCCGGGATCAAAGGCGAAGACCAGCTCCGGCCGGGTCGACCGCTTCAATGAGCGGATCTCTTCCTTGAGTTGATCGAGGAAATGTTCGGGCCAATAGTTGCAGGACATGGCCGACACGGTCAGCAGGCCGGCGCCCTGATAGAGGGCCATGGCATTGAAGATGCCCTCGCAGATCCAGACCTGGTCCGCCTTGGCATAGTCCTCGAAAAACAGCTTGGGCGGGATCCAGCAGTGACCGCCGGGCTTGCTGCCCTTCTTGAAATGCGCCTTTTTCGCGAAGCGACCGGGCCGATCGATGATGCGTTCCCACCAGCTGTCACCGACCTGAAAGCGGATCGTGGCGCCGGAGTGGCCGCTATCGTGATCGCGATAGACTTCCTGGCTATAGCTGCCGCGCAGGTGCTGGAGATCCAGCCCGCGTTCGTGGACCAGATAGGCGTCGGCCGCCGCGTTCGGATTGGTGTTGGTGGTGGGGAAACGCTTGGACCAGTCCTCGAACAGATCGGGCAGCAGGCTGCGGACGCTTTCTTCCCATCCGCACTTTTCCTGTCGCCCGCAGCGAACAATCTTGGGATCCTTGGAAGCGCAGAACGCCTCCCACTTGCCGCAATCGGGGCAGAGCCCTTCCTGCAGCCAGGTGCCGCCCGTCTTCTTGAAACGGAACTTGTCGGTCAGGCCTTTGAGAATATCAGCTTCGAGGTTCACCGGGCGGCACCCCCGCGCAGCAGGTGCTTGGCCATGCCGCACAATTCGGCGGCCTGTTCGCTGACGATGCGGGCCGTGCGCTTCTCGCCGCTATCCATTATGTTGAGGCTGGCCAGAGCCAGCAGGCGGGCGCTGTGATGCGCCGTGATTGCCATATGCCCCAGCACGGTTTCCAGATCATCGATCCGCACCTTGAGTGCGGTGGTCTCGTCTTTCGTAGACACAGTTTCCCCCTCGCCCGCAGCGCGGGCGTTGTTCAGATTCGGCAATGGATGGTGGGTCGGCCGGCGGATCAGCCGCCGGCGAACATGGTCAGCTGGTTGGGATCATCGCCGGCATCGCGGGCGGGCGGCAGGACATGGGGCACCTGATCACGCGGGCAGATCGGCAGATCCAGATCCGGGCGATCGATAAGGCCGGGGCAGTAGGTATGGCGAAACACCAGCTCCAGGCCGAAGGTGTGGCCGCAGCCGGTGTTGGTGCAGTGCGCATCCAGATGCTTGACCTTCTCCGTCACGCGGGTGCTGCGGCGGATGAAGGCCGGCGCATCGCATTTGGGGCAGATGGCGAGGCTGTTCTGCTTGGCCTTCTCGCCGCCCGACGACATGCGGAACTGCAGGGGCGCCTCGACCAGCGGGCGCGGTGGTTGCTGATGGATCATTTGCCTTCCCCCGTTTCGCGGCGCTCGATGGCGGCGAGCGCGGTTTTCAGCATGTCCAGCGCGTCCTGAATTTCCTTGCGGGCGCGCCGGATGGTGCGGATGTCGGTGCAGCTGGCGGCCGCGATGATGGCGGCGATGGCCTCGCCGGTTTCCTTGGCGGAGGATCCGGCGAGGCCGGCCAGGCAGAGATCGGGGGCATCCCTGCCAGCGAGATCGAGGCGCAGGCCATGCAGACGATGGAAAGGCGCATGATCGCCGCCATGATCAAGAAAAGCGCGGTCGAGCCGTTCGGCATCGATCAGGCGGATTTCCGTCTCGCAATCGGGATCCGACCAGCGGCGCACGGCCTCGACCGACTTGACCCCGCAAATGGCGGCGCAGCGATCCCAGCCAATGACCTGGGCTATGGTGGTCAGGGTGCGCTCATAGGTGAGCGGTTCGCGGATCTTGGTCACAGCGCCGCTCCCTTGGTTTCTGCGCCGCGATCCAAGGCGACACGGCCCTGCCGGCGATCTAGGCCGTAGATGCGGGCGCCGGTGTGGCGATCCGTGCCATACCAGCGCTTGGGCGCCTGCGGCAGATCGAGGGGATACAGGTCCGGACGGAGCAGATGGCGAGGAACGCCGGTGGCCGCCTCAACCTGCAGCACATATTCGCCGGGCAGGCGCTTGGAGCTTTGCACCCATTTCCAGACAGCGGTGGGCGATACCCCGCAAATGCGGGCAAGTTCCGACTGTGAGCCAGCGACATCGATCGCCTGCGTCAGCGCTTCATAAGGGGTGAGCGTTTGAACCATGGTTGATGTTTTAACTAAGGTTGCAGGGCGGCGCAATAAGAAAAGTTGCATCGCTGATTTTTACCAAGGTTGTAATGGTCAGCAGGTGTTTCGCAGCGATCGTCTAATGGCCTTGATGGCCGACAAGGGCCTGTCTCAGAGCGAGCTGGCGCGCCGGGTCGGCGTGTCGCCGACGGCAATCTGGAAATTGATGAACGAGCCGGCCCAGGGTTCGAAGCACACGCACAAGATTGCGCGCGAGCTGGACACAACCGCCGAATATCTGATGGGCGAGACGGACGATGCCGGCATGTCGAGGCAGCTGGTCGCCGCAGCCCAACCGGTGGTCGAAATCGACGAAGATCTGGTCGAGATCGACAGCATCGATCTCAAATATGGCATGGGCGGCACCTTCCTCGACACCGATCATATCGAGGTGGCGAAGGTCAAGTTTTCGCGCAGCTGGATCAGTCAGTTCACCAGCTCACCGCCGCACATGCTGTGCAGCACAAGGGGTGCTGGCGATTCAATGATGCCGACGATCCACGACCAGGACGTCGTGATCATCGATCGGTCGCAGACGCGCCCGGAGATGGGCGACAAGATCTGGGCCATCGTCTATTCGGGCTGGGGCATGATAAAGCGCCTGCGCGCGCAGCCGGATGGCACAATCCGCATCAGCTCCGACAATCAGCTGATCCGCGACGACTTCGCCAGCGACGGCGACCTGTTCATCGTTGGCCGCGTCGTCGCGGTGGTGAAGAGCGTCTGACCATGGCGGGCGCGCTGCAGGCGATGTCCCTGGCCGTTGTCGGCGCGCAATTTCCCAATACTGACGGCTCTGATAGGCGCTTCGAAACATTACTCTGCCCGCCGGGCGAGGCGATCGAATTGCGGCCTGAACCGACCAACAAGCATGATCCTTTGGCGATAGCCGTCTATTCGGCGCGGGGCGTCCAGATCGGATATGTGTCGGCCGAGCGTTGCGGCCGGATCGGCCAGCTGATGCGGCTGGGGCATGAGGTTCAAGCGGTCTTCCAGGGCGTGACAAAAAGGGGGGCGTGGATCCGCATCGCCTTTGACGGCGAGACACCAGAGCTGCCTTCCTCATCGGCAGGGGCATCGCGTGATCGGGATCATAGCGAACCTGCCGATGATCAGTTTTATCCAGACGAAGAGTGGCCTGACTTCTAATTTTCAGCATGATCGGGGGGACAACGATGTTTACGAGCGCCTTTCTGCGGATGAAGGTAACCCCGCCAACGCTCACAATTCGTGCCGAGGTTATTGGACCAGACGATGCGCCGGCGAGCCGCATCCGCTCTCGCGATCACAGCTCCTCCTGGTCGTGCCGCATTCTTTACGTCGATTCGAAAGGTAAGGAAAAAGAGCGGGACATCACCTGCCGGCGCCTGGACGGCTATGGCCATGCCACCCACATTCACGCCTATTGCCATGCCCGCGAGGCACCGAGGATGTTCAAGATCGAAAACATCCGGGAAGTAATGGACCTGGCGACCGGGGAGATGGTCGAGGCAAAAAGGCACTTCGAAATGCTCGCAGCCACCGGCGCCCTGCCGTTTGAAGACAAGGGTTTTGCCGACTTCACGAAGATCACGCTTTTCATGGCAAAATGTGACGGCGATTATCACCCGCTCGAAGCCGATGCCCTAGAGGCTGCGATAACTGCCTACGTGATCCGCTTTGGCGGTAATGACGATATGATCGAGGCGGCCATGCGGAGAACGCCGGCAATCGCGCCCGACGGGCGGGATGTTGCAATCGGACTTAAGCGGTTGAAGTCCTCACCGATCGGAACACGCGTGTCGCGATTGATACTGGATCATTGCGGTCTGATCATGGATGCCGATGGGCGGCACGATCAGAGAGAAACCGCCTGGGCGCTAGAGTTACAGGAAGCGCTAAAGGCGCAACTCTAAACATTCGCCTCGCATCAGCCACCCAAATAAAGTGAGATATTGACGATGTCTCCCCCATTCCGCGAGCACAACGGCTATGCCCAGATCAGCAAATGCGTTGATGCGGTAGGTCGCGTTAGCAGAGAGCCCTTGCTGTTCCGTGGCCATGCCACGAGTGATTGGACCGCGACACCAACTGTCTTCAGACCTGGAGAGGCGGGCATCAGTAAAATCGGCGATCTAAAATCTTGGATGGACCTGGCTCACCGGCTCATCACGCCCACGCCATCAAGCTACATGGAGTGGTTGGTTTTAGCTCGGCATTACGGAATCGCGACACCATTACTAGACTGGACGACCAATCCTCTTGTGGCGATGTTCTTTGCGTGCAGTCTAACAGGTGACGAGGCAGTTGATAAAGACGATGCGGTAGTTGTGTTCACGCGCAGAGGGTTATTTACTCAAATATATCGGCCAGAGGAAATCGATGTTTTCGGTGAAAGCGCCCAACCTTGGATCATCGATGCAGCGACCATGAATTCACGATCATCCGCGCAAGACAGCGTCCTCACTCTTCACAGTCCACTATGTAAAACTCTGGATGTTGAAACTCTGACAACGATACCCGCACATCTGAAAGAAAACACAATATGGGCACTGCAGCGGTTTGGTATCGAAGAAACTCGTATATTTGCTGATCTAGCGATGGCGGCGCAGCGCTTTAATCAGAATGCAGCGTTGATCAAGTTTACGGATGATTTTGCTAGGCGTGTTCCCTGGTAAAAGTTAGGGGCTAATTTCCAGCGTGATCTTCTGCCGGATGCCGTCGTCGTTGAATGTCGTCTCGACGTTTTCCACAAGCCATGTGATCGCATCGACCTTGCTGCCCCACCCTGACAGGGTGAGTTTGCGCCCTGGCGTGATGCGACAGTCCGCCAGGGCCAGGTCATATTCGAAACGATAGCCGCCCCGCGCGCGCTTCTTCGCTTCGGCGTCGGCGGCCTGCCTGGCGTCGGCCTCGCTCGCATAGGTGCGTTTCAGGCGCTTGGGGTTGTCGCCGCCGGTTGAATGGGTCTTCTTCCGCCCTGACGCCTGGTCATGCCATTGCGCTTGCACCCCATCATTCTCGTCGCGTTCGGCGCGGGTGAAGCTCCAGGCCCAGCCATCGCGGCGGGTCAGCGTCAGACCAGGAATGGCGGTGCCGCTGGGCGTGGTGTCGCAGCCCACCGGCATGAAGATGAGGCGCCGATCCTTCCAGGTCGCCACGGCGTCGAAGCGACTGCCCAGATCCCGGACGAAGGCCATGTCGGACTTGCCATTCTGATCGATGGTGATGGCCTTGCCCGACAAGTCGGGATGCACCTGCGCGGTGACGCCATGGCGGCCGGCGATGTCAGAGAGGATCGCGCCCAGGCTGACGCCCTTCCATGACTTGGTGCGGCGCCGGCGATAGCTGCCCGAGAGGTCCGCCGATCGCGCGCGGATCGTGATGCGGTCAGGCGGACCGGATGCCTCCACCTCATCGACGGTGAAGCGGCCCTTTTCGACCAGACCGGGAATGACGTCCTCGCCGGCTTCCCAGCCCAGCGACAGCGCGATGATCTTGCCGGGATCCGGCAGTGCCAGACGGCCATCGGCATTCTGCAGGCTGAGGCTCAGCTCGTCCGCCTCGCCCCCGCGCTTTTCCGTCAGGGTCAGCTCCATGTGGCGGGGATTGACCTTGTCGGCCAGATCCACGCCGTCGAGCGTCAGGCGCATCGCCGCGCGGTTCGCGGTCATCCGTCGACCCGCTTCAGATCCATGGTGAACTGCTGGCCGCGCGGCAGGCCGCCGGCCATGATGCCGACATGGCCAAGATCCATCCCCTCGATCCGATAATGGCCCATCACGTAGCCCAGCCCATCGACCAGCGGCCAGTTGTCGCCGGTGTCGCCCATCTCGATCAGGCGGTCGATCGACGCATAGCTGCCGGCGACTTCGGGCACGACCAGGCCGGCGATCGTCACCAGATCTTCACCGGGGCCGGCGAACTGACTGGCGGGACGCGCGCCGAAGCGGTCCATTTCCTCATGCCGCCAGCTGATGCGGCGTTGCAGATCCTGATAGGGGATGGTGTCCATGCCGAAGATGAACATGCCCAGCGTCATCAGGTGCGCCGGGCTGACGATGGGGAGCGTGGCCATTGGCCCGGTCTGGGCCACCCGCGCGCGCGAAGCGAGCGGGTGGCCGGGTAGGACGCAGCGTTACCGTCCGTCGTCGTAGCTGGATCGGGCCTTCCGCGCCTTGGCCTGCTCCATCATCGCCATCAGCCGGCGGCACAAGGCATCTGCATCCTCGTCGGGTCGCTGCTGGATATGCAGATGATAGGTATCCCCGGCGGTCTGCGCCGGCATCGCCTGGGCAGGGTGCCGCGCACCGGCTGCAGGCGCGGCCATGGCCAGGGCGCCAGCTGCTGCGACACCGGCGGCCATGCGCCCAGCGGCCCGCGCAGGGCCGTGGCGATTGCCGTCAATGCCGCGCTCAAGCCCGCCGGCGACATGGCCACCCAGCGCCATGAAGACGCGCGAGGGGGACTTGATGCCCAGATAGGCCTTGAACTGAGTGATGCCGTATTTGGCCATGTCGATCAGCTTCTTGCCCAGCGCCATGGGATTGATGGCCAGCAGCAGGCCCTGCATCATCATTGACCCGATATTCTTCATCCAGTCGGGCAAGCCGCCGATCGCGCCCTTCACCCAGGCGACGCCCGCCTTGAACGCGCCGCTGATCTTGTCCCAATGGGTGTAGACCAGGTAGGCGGCCACGCCGAGCGCGACGATGATGCCGGTGATGATCAGCATGATCGGATTGGCGAGCATCATGGCGCCGGCGCGCATGAAGCCCCGGCCCATGAACAGCGCAGCCGTGCGGAGCATCGAGAAGGCTGGCGCCGCCTTCTTCAGTATCCCGCCGGTAGTCGTGATGAGCGTTCCGAATTTGGATACACCCTCCACCTTGCGGAAAAAGGCGATCGTCTTGCCGAACGGTCCAAGGATGCCGCCGAACGCGAATTTGAGAACGCCCAGCCCCATGCGCAGGCCGATGAGCGCAGACAGCGTGGTCACTATGGTCGACGCCAGCTGCGGGTTGGCCTGCGCCCAATCGCGCATGGACAGCACGACACCCCGCACCGATTGGGCGGCGCTGGTGATAGTCGGCAGCATCGTCGTGCCCACCTCGATATTGAGCGCCTTGAGCGAGTTCATGGCAAGCCCGGTCGCGCCCTCCGTCGTGGCGACGGCGGCCAGATATTCCTTGTTCATCGACCCGGCATAGGCCGCCTTGTTGCCGACCAGCGCGAAGTTCGCCTGCAGCTTGTCGAGGTTGACCAGCATCGGGGAGATCGCGCCGACCGATTCGGATCCGAACAGATCGGTGAGCATGCCGGCTTGCGCTGCCTTCGGCACCTTGCTCAGGCGCTGCAGCACATCCGTGATCGCGCCGCCGGCGTCCTTCTGCATCCGCCCTGCCAGATCCGTGGTCGTCAGGCCCAAAGTCTTGAGAACGGCTTCCTGGCTCTTGGTGGCAGATGTGCCCTTGGTCAGAGCGAGCATCATGTTCTTGATGCCGGTGGCCGCCACCTCCTCTTCGACGCCGACGCTGTTGAGTAGCTGGGCCATGGCCCCTACCTGCGACGCGGAAACGCCGGCCACACCGCCGAGCGCGCCGATCCGCGTGATGACGCCGGCGACCGCCGTGGCATTGCCGCCATAGGTATTGGTCAGCGCGTTGACCTGATCGGAAAGCCGAACGACATCGGTCTGCCCAAGCGAAAAGGCGGTGCGCCATTTGGCCATCATCCCGCCAGCCTCATCACCGGTCATGTCGAAGGCGACGCCCATCTTTGCCGCATCCTCCGCAAAGCGGAGCAGCTCTTTCCGGGGGATATTGGCCCGGCCCGCCGCAGCCACGATCGCGGCGATGCCTTCGGCCGCCATGGGGATGCGCGTCGACAGCGTCAGGATATCGCTGCCCATTTGCGCATAGGCCTTGGGCGTCGGGAAATCGACGACCTTGCGGACATCGGCCATCGCCGCTTCGAAGGTCATGGCCTGTTTCGCCGCCGCTATAAGGGGAATGGCGTTGACGGCAGCGCCGACGATGCTGTCGCGCCCGCTGTCCTTCAGCTGCTGACCGCGCCGCTGCATCGCCTGCTTGTCAGCGTCGATCGCGGCCAGGCGGCGCTGGCGCCGCATCTGGTCGTTGGTGGCGGCGAGCTGCCGTTCAAGATCCCGCTCGCGCTCCACCAGCTGCGTCACGTTGCCGCTGCCCTTGGCAATCTCTCGCTGGACAGATTGAAGGTCGCGGGTGAGCTTACGGGCGTCACCGGTCAGAGCGCGGAGGGATTTGGACCCCTTGCCGCCCAGGCCGACGATGTTCTTCAGCGCGCCCGACATCTTGTCGACGCCGACGAAGTTGACCAGCAGGGAGAGTTTGTTGTTCATCAGCTTTCCTTGCCGCCCCACATGGTATTGAAGCGGGCCGTGGCCCGCCCGCTCCATTCGATCAGTTCAGCCAGATCCAGTTCGCGCAGCTCCGACAGGGGCCAGTGGAAAACCGCCGCGATATTGGCCATCAGGTCGTAGGCATCAGTCCCGCGAAGAAGTTTTCGACCGCCTTCTTCTCCGTCGAGGTCATAAAAAAACCACGGATGACGCCCCCGATTTCGGCCAGGTCATCCGCCTCCAGATTGTCGGCTTCATCCTTGATCAGGATCGGGTCGGAAATGCGCTGCACCAGGGTGATGATGGTGCCAATATCGGTCTGCATGATGTCCTGCAGGGTCAGGCCGCGCAGCTCGCCGCCCTTGGGCTTGCGCAGGGTCAGCTTCTCGATCGTCGTTTCGCCACGGATGATGGGCGTGTTGAGGGTGACGGTTTCGAAGCGGTTCTTGTTCTCGCTGGCGGCAGCGACTTGCGGGTCGGTCATGCGGGGATCCTTTGCGGCGGGGCGAATGGGCCGATGGGGGATGAGGAGAAGAACGACCCCACCGGCCCACCGCCGGACGGCAGCCCCGCATAAGGCCGCCCGGCGGATCTGGTGCGAGCGTCAGCCCATCAGGATCGCCATGATCTCCGCATAGCGATCGATGCCGTTGACCATGAAGACGCCCTGGATGAAGTCGATCTCCACCTCTGTCCGACCATCGACGACGCGGCGGTAATAGGAGAGCGCGGCGGTATATTTATGCTCGGTCTGATCGCCGGGCTTGTCCTTGCCCAGGTCGATTTCGGTGAAGCGGCCGCCGGCATAGATCTCGACCGCCTGGGCGGCGCTGCCGTCGTCGGCGCGATAGGCGCAGACCAGGCGCAGGCGGGTGCCCTCAATGCTGGTCGTGCCGAATTCGCGGACCAGGCTGACTTCGTGGCCGCCGAAGGTCAGGGTCGCCTCCATCGCGGCAACGCCCTTGTCGAGCTTGACCGCGCCGACCATGCCGCCGCCGCGATAATCCTCCGTCTCGATCGCCAGCTTGGGCTGTTCGAATTCGGAGACGACGCCGAGATAGGAGACGCCATTCTTGAAGGCGTTGATGTTCACAAGGTTACGGGGCAGGCCCATGGCTCTAGTCCTTTAGCGGTCGGGTGAGGCGAGGAAATCAGGCGAGCTGGTCAGCGAAGCCGTCATAATATTCGGCCGTGTTGATCAGCTCGATGATCGGGTTTTCCAGCGGCGCGACCGCCGTATATTTGAGGCTGATGGTCGGGCGACCGGACGCCAGCGCGGCGGAGCTGTTTTTCGACGGATCATAATAGGCCAGCGCGCCGATCAGGCGGCCATCCACCACCAGCTGGCGCAGCTGGGCATTGATGGTTTCCAGCACATCCTTGATCAGGCCCACGGTCATGGGCTGATCGAGGAAGGGGGCGAGCGCCGACAGGATCATGTCCTGCAGGGCGAAGCTGGTCAGCACCGCGCTTTCGAAGCTGAATTCGGGCTGATCATCGCCGGCGCAGGTGCGATTGCCCCAGAAGCGGAAACCATTGTTGCGGATCAGGGTGACGATCTGGGCCGCGTTGAGCAGGCCGGCGTCATTGCTTTCGTCCTGCAGGTCGAAATGGACATCGCGGGTCAGGCTGGTGATGCCGCCGATCGTCACGTTGCTCAGCGTCTTGTGCCAGCCCTGTTCCTCTGTGATCTTCGCCCGCAGGCCGAGCGCGCGGGCGACGGCATCGCCGGGCGCGACGTCGGAGCTGTCCGGCCAGATCAGGGTGAGTTCCCGGTCGCCGAAATTGTCGCGATAGAGGATGGCTTCGGCGACATCGTCGCCCTGCGCCTGGGCATAGACGCGGGCGCGCAGTTTCTTGGCCGCCACCACCAGCTCCGCCGTCACCGCCTCGCTATCCAGCCCCGGCGCGCCCAGGATGCGCGGGCGGATGCCGACCTTGCTTTCGGCCGCCAGCAGCGCCTGAATGCCGGTGTAGAGATTGCCGTCGGTGCCGCCGATGACATTGGCGTCGGTTTCGGCCTGATCATCGCCGGGTGCCACGCGCACGACGATGACGATCGGGCTGGTCTGATCGCCGATCGCCTCCAGCGCGGCCTTGAGCGTGCCGCCCGTGCCGGCGTTGCCGGCGGCGGCATCGACGTCGGTGACCAGCACGGGCGTGTTGAGCGGGAAGGCGGCGTCCAGTTCGGTGGTGGGGGCGCCGACCGCAGCCGTGGCGGTGGCGATCAGGCCGATATAGCCCAGGCTCGACGCCAGGATGGTGCGGGCGCCGATGGTGGTTTCGCGGATGGTGATGCCGTGCATGGTTGGCCTTTCAGCTGGCGATGGTCGAGGGGAGCGGGATGTAAAGGGTGGTGCGCGCCGTCGCCGCCGGGACGTCGGTTCGGGTGCCGGTGATGGTGATGGTCAGGTTGCCCTGGGCCGGGGATCCGGACAGGGCGACACGGCTGACCTTAATGCGCGGTTCCCAGCGGCGCAGCGCGACCGCCGTCGCCGCGCGCAGCAACATCGCCGTGGCCGCGTTCAAGGGCTGGTCGATCAGGTCGAAGAGCAGCGAGCCATAGTCGCGCAGCATCACCCGCGACCCCAGCGGGGTGCTGAGGATATCGGCGATCGACTGGGCGAGATGATCCGCGCCCTCGATCGGCTTTCCTGTGGTGACGTTCATGCCCTTCATGGAGACAAGCCATGGCTTGCATCGTCGCGCGCGCGAAGGGCGGGCCGGGGTAGGAGGCGGTGCTACCCCGTGACAGGCGGACCGGACTGCGCGGATCCGGCCTGCACATTGCCATGCTTGTGGGATTTGAGGCTGATGCCGGCGGCGGTGACATCGTCGGTCGCGGTCAGGGTGCCCTGCAAATCGACAGGGCCTTCGATCCGGACAGGGCCGCGCAGGATCATGCCGCCGGGCGCCTCGACCAGGGCGACGGCGGCGTCGGGCAGGATGGCGGTCAGCGCATGCGCCTCCGGATCATAGCCGACACGGGCGCCGTCCGCATATTCGACCAGTTCGGCCAGCGTGGATCCGGGCGGCGGGAATTGGTCGCTCCAGATCCCGACCACGGCGATGGCGGCGGCGATCTGGCCATCGGGGACCAGCAACAGCGCCTGTTCCCCGACGCTGATCGGCGACCAGCTGCGGGTCTTGCCGGCGCGCGGGGCGAGCCAGCGGATCGGCGGGGTTTCCGCGCCGCCATCCTCATCATCCGGGTCGCCATAGCGCACGGTGCAGCGCGCGGCCGCCAGATCGACCGAAGCGATCGAGCCGAGGCGGATCAGCTCCGACAGGTCGGCAGGGATGTCTTCCGCCTGCCTCACGGGAGCGGACAGGCCCGGTCGATCGTGCGGATCGTCAGCACGGCCGCCGCGCGCACGGTAGCGGCATTGTCGCAGGAGATGGCCGGCATCGTCCGGCAGGCGCCGACCAGCAGCAAGGCGGGGATCAGTGGCAACAGGCGGGTCATTCGCCCTTGCCGCCATTTTGCGCGCCGGTGAACAGGAAGGCCATGACCAGGCCAATGAGGCCCTGGATGACGATCGCCTGCGCCAGACTCTTGAACAGGTCGTTCTGCGCCAGCTCCGGGCGGATCAGGATCATCACCAGAACGAAGATGGTGAGCGCGAAAGAGCCACCGCCCGCGATGATGCGGGCGGTGGCCATGGTGATGGGTGGCAGCTTCATCGCGCCCACTCTCCGGTCTTGGCCTTGAGCCAGGTGAGAAATTCGCTGACGGTGGCATTACGCCGATTCCCGTCGGGCAGCTCGCGCGTGAAGATCGACAGGTTTGCATTGGTGGCCGCTGGTCCTGCGATTGCGGCTGCATCTGCCTTCACGTCGGCGCCGATGACGGCGGCGGCGGTCAGGGGGCCAAGGAAGTGGGCGGCGTAGAGGGTGGCCCGGTTGATGGGGATGGACTTGCCCTGCAGATAGACCGCGTTCTTGCGGGTGAAGCTCTTGGCCCGCTCGGTCTGTTCATCGGGCGAAGGCTTGAGGCCGCCGAAGGCCTGCGCCGTGTCCGGCCCCCATTTGCCGCCCTCGCCAAGCCAGGTGGACTTGATGAATTGATAGAGGCCCGATGCGCTGGAGGTGGGCGCCTTAACATATGGGCGGTCCGCGCTCTCGATCTTCGACAGCATCGGCCAATAGCTGACCGGGATGCCGACCGTCGGCAGATCCTGCGGCGGGGCGATCCGGTCGAGCTGCGCGATCGTATCGCGGCCCGCCCAGCCATCGACCACCAGCCCATGCAGCCGCTGGAACAGGCGCACGAAGGCGTCGTCATCAAGCGGCAGGGTCAGATGCGGCAGGGCGATGGGCGCGTTCTCGCCCAGCTTGCCGATCGTGCGGGCGCCGGCGACACCATCACGCACCAGGCCGAAGCGCGCCTGGAACAGGCACACGAAATCATTGTCGGTGATGAGGGTCATCGAATTTCCTCCAGTCGGGCTTCCATGTCGGCGGGGACGTGCAGGTGCAGGGGAAAGGCATCGCCCAGGATGGCGCGCACCTGCAGCAGTTCGGGGCTGTTGGGATCGGACCGATATTCTTTCGCCACCAGGATGTTCACCGCCACGGTCAGGCGCGTGATTCTCTCTTCAAGCTGGTCGACGCGGATGTTGAGCGACTGCACCTTCTGTGATTCTTCCCCCTGCAGCTTGGCCTCGCGTTCCTGACGGCGATCGTCGCGCTTGCCCCACCATTCGAGCAGCCAGCGCGCGCCTGCGCCCAGGCCGAACAGCCCGCCGCCGCCAAGCAGCCATTGCGCCGTGGTTGGTTCGTCGGCCATGCGGTCAGGGACCGATCCGGTGCGGACCGGCGAGGCGTGAAGGCCGCGCGCTCAGGCTGATACTGGTCATGAATTGCTGCCCCTTGCTCAGGCCGGTCCTGTTCCGGACATGGCAAGGGCAGTCGCGCGCGCGAAGGGCCTGCCGGGGTAGCAGCCCGTGATACCCCGGCGCATGGCGGTTAGGTGCGGTTATCGGGGATCAGGCGTCCCACAGATCATAGCGATCATTGATCATCGCCTCGATCGTGTCGCGCAGGCTGGTGTTGATGTGGAGCGCAGTGTTGAGCACGAGAATTTCAGCGATGTCGCCGCCGTCCATGGCGCCGCCGATGGCACTGCCGGTCGCGTTGACGCCGCCGACATGCAGGTCGGGCGAACTGTTGAAGACATCGGTCCCTGCCGGGCTGCTGATCCCGTTGAACACGGTGCCGCCATCGACGCGCAGGCCCAGGCGGTTGACGTTGGCGGGATCATGCGACCCGATGATGCACATGGGGCCGGCAGCGTAGAAGCGGTTTGCCGTGGTGGCCACCAGCGATTGCGGGCCGCTATTGTCGGCATATTCATGGGTCAGGCCGACGCGGCCATCGCCTGCCCCTCCGGTGTGCCACAGCATCGTCTTGTTGGTGGTGCCGACCTTCGTCGCGCCGGCGAGGAACGCGTTGTCGTTCGGACCAGCGCGGCCGACGACGACCATGGAATAGGAACTGTCGACCGGGAACAGGCCCGGCCCATAAAGCTGGGTCGCGGCCGAGAAGATCAGCGCTTCCTTGCCATTATAGGCGTCGAGCGTCTGGCGCGTGGGCATGGCGTCACGCTCGATCAGCAGCTGGGCGCCGGTCTTCCAGCAGGCCCAGCCATCGGCGCTAAGCCCCTGGCTCGCGCGCCACCAGCGCAGGACGCTGCCGCTTTCCAGCAGCGCGACCTCCAATGCCGTCGGCAGTTCAAGAGCAGGCAGGCCCGCGCTTTCGGGATTGTTGACGGGACGGCGGGTGACGACGGTCATGGCATTTACCTCTGATCAGATGGTGAAGCGGGCGCGCAGATAGCGGGCCATGAACCGGGCCTGCAGCTTGTGGCCCAGTTCATTGAGATGGACGCCGCCAAAGCGGAAGGAGAGCGGGGTGCGTCCGGCGGCGACAGTGTCGATGTCGTCGCTGGTTGCCACAAAGCCGGGCTGGACCAGGGCAGCGTCGGCCAGCGCGCGCGGGCTGGCGAGATAGGCACGCACCGGGCAGTACGCGCGGCCATATTCCTGCCGCAGGATCGCCTCTAGCGCGAGGATGAAGGTCATGTTGCCTGCCGGTTCGCCCGTGCCGCGATCGAGAACGCCCCAGACAGTGAAGCCGCCCCGGCAAGCGCTGGTCATTGCGCGATAATGGGCCTTCATGTCGTCGAGCGACGTGTTGGCGCCGGTGGCTGGCTCGTCATTGATGCCCATGCCGATGAAGGCATGTGCCGCCAGTTCATTGCGCCCGGTGATGGAGATGAGATCGACGGTCGCGGCGGCTTTCGCCGAACCGGGGTTGACGCGGGTGAAGGTGAAGCTGGCGCCATCGACACGTGCGAGCGTGCCGCGAATGCGCGACCCGTCATCGGTCATGACGTCCCACAAGCCGCCATAGGTGTAGCTGGACAGGAAGTCGGCGATGCTGCTGGCATTGAGCGACACCGCGCCGCTGGCCGGGATCAGGCCGCCATTGACGGTCAGGGTCGGGACATAGCCGCCGGCGCGCGCCGTGATCCGGGCGGCCGTCTGGCCATTCGCGCCCCGGTTCCAGATCGGAATGCCCAGCCGGGCGCCGAGCAGCGTGGTCCAGCGCGTCGGATTGCGCGCGGTCAGTTCATCGCCATAGGTGGTGCTGTCGCCATAGGCGACGGCGCACAGCAACTGGCCGCTATTGCCGACCGGCAGGATTTCGCCGCCGCGCGCCTCGAACCGGATGCCCCAGCGATCGACGCCGGCGACAAAGCGCTGGTCCGCGTCCAGGGTCAGTTCGCGCCAGTCGCCGATCGAATGGGGATAGGACCAGGGCCGTTCGGCCAGCTGGGCGATGGCATGGCTCTTGGCTGCCCATTCGCTGTTGTCGCTCTTGCGGCCCGACGAGAAGCGACTAGCGGCGTCAAGCTCCATCGCCTCCCATTCGGCGAGGTTGGTGACGACGGGATGGCCGGTTGCCGCCTCGATCGGCGCGACGCGGGCATTGACTGCCGCGATCTGCGTGCCCGTGGCGAACAGCGAGGCCGGCGCCTTCTTGGTCGCCTGGCCATCCTCGACGATGATGGTTTCGTCGCCGGTAAGTTCGCCCTCGAACGGCGGCAATTGCTGGATGAGCGGCATGGTTACTCCGAGGGCCAGAGGGGATGGTTGGCGATGTCGAGCGCGGCGAGGCTGGCGGCCGACAGGCCGGCAATCTTCGTCTCGATCGCGTTCGAGGCCGCGCGCACCGCGTCGATCGCGGCGAAGCGCGCTTCGACTTCCGGCAGCTGCGGATGAGCACGGCTGTCGTTCAGCTGCTGCCAGAGCGGCGCGATGGCCTCGATCCGGCGGGCCGCCTCGCGCTTGGTGCGGGCGACAGCGCGGGCGCGCAGCTGGGCCAGTGTGACACGGGGGACGGGCGCCAGACAGGGGCGGCCATCATCGTCGCAGGCGATCGCACGGCCCTGGCTTTGGCCTTCGATCAGGGCGCGATGCTCTTCGCCGCTGATGGCAACGGCATCCGCCGGCATGGCCTCGCCGTGCAGGGCGGGGGTGAAGAAGGCGTGGACGCTGGGGGAGAAGAAGATATCCATATTAGTATCCAAATGCGATCCAGTCGAAGCCATCGGCCCGATTGTCGTTGTCGTCGCTGGCCTGGAAGAAGACGTTGAAGCCGGTCTGTGTGCGCTCGCGCATCTGCACGAAGAGGTCGCGCACATTGCTGTCGGCGGCGATGTAGGAGATCGGCCCGACCCAGAGGCAGGCGTTCGGGAAGGCGACCGGGAAGACGATCGGCGCGGCAAGTTCGGTCGTGACCAGGGCGCGCATGGCGCCGGTCATGACGATGATGGGGGTGCCGGGGATACGAAACAGGGCATTGCCGGCGTCCCATCCGCCTAATTGGGTCAATGCACCGATCAAGCCTTGCGGCGTCACCGCCTTGCTGGCGATCAGGCCGGCGGCGGTTTCCGCCGCGCTGGCGGCATCGACGCCCAGCACCCGATTGGCCGACAGGTCGCCGCCACCGCCGACCAGGCCGGCGCCGGTGATGGTGCGAGCGGTGAGCGCCGCCAGCAGCGCGTCGAAGCCATCGGCCATGGCGGCCAGGTCCGCGTCGAACTCGATCGTCAGCGCGGTGCGCAGCGCATCCAGCAGCCGCTTGGCCTTCTTGGGCGAGATGATGCGGCTATCGTCGGTGCCTGCGTCAGCCTCCGCATCGGTGGCTATTTCCGCGACGCCCTTCACCGTCTCGGATGCCGGCGGCATCAGGAAGCTGGTGTCGCCAAAGACGATGTCGCCGGCGATGCCATTGGTGAAACCAAGGTCGAGGGCGAGCAGGAAGAAGGAGATCGACACTTTGCGAAAGAGGGGCGTGGGCTGGCTGTAGACGGCGAAGAGGGTGCCGTCCGACAGATAGAGGCCCAGTCCGCGCAGTTCATATGTGTCGGTGCTGTTGTCCTGCGCGGTCATGTGGATGACCGTCTCACTCACCACCTGGCCCGCGACCGCGTCGATCCGTTTCAGTTCGCCGGGCAGGTTGGTGATGGTCGGCGCCATGGTGAAGGCGTTGGCGGTGATACCCAGCGACACGACGCGGATCGGGTCCGTGCCGCCCGCCTGGGCGTTGACCAGTGCGTCGAGACCCGCGCTGGTGATCATGAAGAGGATCGGGTCCATTAGTAATCCTCCGAATATCAATAGCCAATGAGGGGTCGCGAAGCGCAGAAGTCGAGGAGATAGGCTCCCTTTTCGACCGTCAGCTGTTTGGTGAAGAGAAGACCGCCGAGGCATCCCTGAGCGAAATTTGCTGGGGTGCTGGCGGTGCTAGCGCCGACACGCAAAATGCCGGCTGGCGTATTCATCGCAATGCTGGCGCTAGTATAATTGGAGCCATCAACCGAAGCGCGCACGCGATGTGCCTCGAATAGGCCGCGCAGCACATGGACGCCGCTGATATCCTCGTCGCGAACCGCCGATGCACTGGCCGAAATGCCGTCGCCGGCACTAACCGAAAGATTCTGGGTGGCGCTTGCATTGTTGCGCAGCATCGAGCGGTAGAAGGGGCTGGTGGACCCGCCGTAGCGCCAAATTATGCGGGAGATGGCCGATGTTGGCCCATCCTCCCTCCAGATCGCCCATGCCTCCATCGGCGTCGCGCCGATAGGCAGGGGGGAGACGGCCATTTCGAGATAGTCATCTGCCCCGTCAAAAGTGACACCGGGACGGCCTGACAGGCTTGTCGCGCCATAGGTAGGTTTTCTGGCGGCGGTAGATTGTGAGAGCACATAGCCATTTTTCGTGTCAGTCCAGCTGTCAACAGCGCCAGCGGTGAGCGAGAGGGATCCGAGTGCTTCTGCATCCCAGAATGCGAGCAGGTCCGATCCCAGATCATCGGGCGTCCAAAGACTCCCAGTCTGAGCAAAATCCATGTCCCAGTTGATGATGATGGGCGCGCCTGTGCGGTTCTCAAAATATAGATAGCCGGCGGCGACAAAGCTGGTGAATTTGCTATCCGTACCGGTCGTACCGGTCGGCATACCGGTGGCTACCGCCGCGTTCGCCCCCACGGCGCCATAGGGAGAAATCGCGGGGGTCAGCGAGGTGTTGATGTAATAAGCACCAAACACAGAAGGGTTGCGCGTCCAGAGCCGAACAAGGCCATCACCGGCACCCAACTTGATCGCGTACAGGCCATCATCAGCAATGGTGGCACTTCCTCCCTTGGTCGGAAGCAGTTTGATGTCGCCCTCCCGGTTTGGACCGTTAACGGAGCCGGTCAGATAGACGCGATTCATGAGGCCCCGGGAAGAGCAGCGCACCGGACCGACAGAAAATTGAGAAGATGAGTGGCCAAAGACCTCCGCCACATCCTGGCTGTAAGTCACATTGCCAAGCTGAACGAAGCCGCTTGGATTGGGGTTTCGCATATCAACGAGGTACCCGCCACGCTGAGCGCCGCTGACTGCTACGCTTTCCACCTCAAGAGCGCTTTCGCCGAGCATGAGGATATTGCCGCTGTCCAGGCCATGACATCCGATTTCGAATTCAAGATGCTTCAACTGTGTAAGTGACATGTTGGAGCCGACAAACGCCATCTGACTCTGTGCGAAGTTGTTGACGCCCGCCGAAATCCCGTGACATTTCAGGTCATTCATAAACAGGAAGATACCGCTGTGCGCGAGAACGGCGGGACCGTAATATTGCTCGCATTTGGTATTCCAGATTTTGATGTCGTTCGCCGGCGACGACAATTCGCTGTCGTAGACATCCGATCCGCCAATGTAGATTGTGGGCGTGAGCCAGACCCGCACATCAACCGCATCATTGACCGTTGGCGTGTCGATGCTGATCGTCATTCCATCGCTGGATATATCGGTAATTCGCGCGACATGAGCACCAGAGGCGGTGCCATTGCCACCGCCGCCGCCGCTGCCATAACCGCCACCACCAATGTAAATGAAGCGGCCGATATCGGTCGCTGCCAGCGCAGCGTTGAGATAAAGGGTCTGCGAAGCATAGCCGATGCTCCCCCTCATCGCGTCAAAAGAGCAGTAAACACCAGTGCAGGTTCGCGTTGGTGCGTGCTTTACCCTGATCTCGGTCGGCGAAACATAAGTGTCGATAGTGCTACAATGAACGCCGCCCGGTTTGCCTGTCACCTGCATGTAGAAGGTCTTTCCGACGTCGTCGGCCGACCACAGATTTTCACTCGCGGTGACCTTTGTGTCGCCCGCTGTAAAGCTAACCCGCACTGTGCTGGAGATCATCTTGACCATGGGCTGCTTGCCCGATGCATCGGCATTGATATCGCGCCAATCGCAGTTGAACGGCGAACTGGTCCAAATCAGCGTATTGCCGAGCCCCTCAAGATCGACGCGCTCGATCGTTAGGCGCTGCGCATAAGGCGCATAGATCGCGATCGGGTCTTCAGCGCGCGAGGATGCGCGACCTATCATCAGGTCAGTGATTGTAATACGACGGACCCGACTGCTGACCGTGTTGCAGGTCAACTTGAGTACAGCCTTGCCAGCGCCAAAGGGCGTTGGCGCGATTATCGAACGCCGCGGACCTTCTCCTACAAAACCAAAACTTTTGGTGACATTCGTGAAGTCGATTTCGCCGGCAATCTTGTAGGTAAAATCGAGCAAGCGAATGACGAATGGGACATTAAGATCAATGCCCCACTGCACGTTGCGCTGGAAAGCAGGCTGATCGTCGGTGCCGGCGGCAGCGCCGTTGCCTACCTGGCCGTCACCCACAGCCCCGAACATGTGGACATTTTCCTTCTGCCCCTTGCAGACACGCCAGTGTGCGCCATCAGCGCTGGTCAAGGTGTGCGATGCGGCCGTCACGACCTTTTCACGCCAATGCGGACCGGCGTCGTTATGGCTGTAATAACCGCCGCACCAAATCCGCTGGACGTCTGCTGTAAAGTTGGTCGAGGATATATCGATCGCGCGCTGCACTGATCCCAAGACAGCCTTCAGGTTACGATTGATTATCCCGGCAACATGGCTGGTCAGCTGCGACGTCTTAATCCGGATGTCAGCGCCGCCCTGGACGCCGGCCCAAAATTCCTCACCATCCAGTTCGGAGGCTTCGTCCAGGTCGGACGCCTTTCGGTCGGGGAAGAACGTGTCGGCCAAAGTCAATTCTCCAACATAAGTCTGCCGCCGCTCTCCAGCAGGCGGAGACCGCCTTCTTCGAGGCCCAGCATGGACGGGATGATCAGGAAGCTGCCGTCGCGGGCGAGGATCGGCTCGCCATCCATCGTCTGCAGAAAGGTGGACCAGGCTGGATTGAGGGCGCTGGTCTGGTCGGCCATGGCGTCGAGGCGGGTGAGGCCCCCGGCCTGCGCGGCCGACAGCAACCAGGTGCGCGCCTGCGCCCGCAGCTTGAACACTGCGAGCATGTTGGCGCGCACCGGCTTGACCTGGGCGATATCGCGCAGGATCCGCGCGACCAGATTTTCGTCGTAGAAGACGTCGCTGTCGGCCAGCAGCGGCAGCTCAAGCCGGAAATGATAGGGATCGAGCGTGCCGCGATCCTGAAACCATTCGACAATCTCGATCATCGGATCGAAGCGATCGAGCACCTGGCGCAGCGAGGCCGGGGTGCCCTTGCGCCGCTGGAACAGGATGGCGTCGGCAATGGCCGCGCGCTTTTCCGCTTCGGTCCAGCTCGAATCCCACAGGTCGATCGACAGGCCCCAGGCCAGCCAGGGGAGAAGCGCGACCGGGCAGGTGGCCGGGTTCCAGATCGTGTCGATCGCCACCGGCACGCCCGCCAGCGATGCCGCCGGGGCGACCGACAGGGCGCGCTCCAGCCTGGAGGCATTGGGCGGCAGCAGATCGGCGAGCGCGCCCATCAGGCGACCTCGATCAGGATCGACGTCGGGTGGGCGGCCTGGGTGCGGCTGATCGCGATGTCCGCCGTCGGGCTGAGCAGCTCCAGCGTCTCGACGCCGGCCACCTGCAGCGCGCCGGCGTGGCCGCTATAGCTGACCAGGCGGCCAAGCCGGCGCCGCGTGGCCAGATAGGTGTCGAGCGCGGCCTGCGCGGTGGACAGGACCAGTGCGGTATCGGGGCCATAGGCGATGTGCAGCCGGGCATGGATGGCGTAGCCGACGATGTCGGCGCTCTGCACGGTGACGCTGTCGGTGAGTGGGCGGACCTCATCATGGGTGAGGATGGCTTCGACCGCTGCGATCTGGCCCGCGCTGGCGGTGCCGTCACCCGTGGCGCTCAGCAGGCTGACCAGCACTTCGCCTGGCGCCGCCATGATCGCGCTGGCGTCCGAAATGCTGACGTCTGCGCTCAGGGCGTGAAAGACATAGGCGCTTTCCGGGCCGGCCACCGAATAGCTGTCCGGGGCGAGCTGCACGCGACGCAGCAGTGCCGTGTCGGTTTCGCCGTCGAGCCGTTCCACGCCGAAGAAAGCGGCGAGATTTTCGAGATCCGCGCCCGTTGCGAACGGCAGCAGCATCGACACGGCCCGCTCGTTGAAGTTCTGGCGCAGAAGCATGATCTTGTAGGCGAAGACCTCCATCAGCTTCATCGCCGGATCGCTCTCCACCAGCGCGTCAAAGTCACCATAGCGCGACTGGAATTCGGCCAGGACGTCCGCCTTGATCGTGTCGAAGTCGAGCGTCTCGACCACCTGCGGCTTGGGCAGGCGGGACAGGTCTACGGCGACGGATGCGGGCGGGAGGGAGGCCATGTCCAACGCATGGCGTGATGCTTCGCGCGCGCGAAGCGGGCGGCCCGGTGACAGCCGATGTTACCGCAGCAAATCAGCCCGCGTCGGGATCGAGGAAGCCAGCGATCACACCCATGACAAGCGCCTCATCGTCGGGGGCGAAGCCCAACAGCCGCCTTTCAGGATAGCGAGCGCGGATCACACGACCGTCGCGAAGGCGGCCCACATAGCCGACTTCACCGAAATGATGGGTGGCGGCGGTCCGTTCTACCAGCGGATTAATGGGAGAGATCTCCAGCCCGTCGGCATCGGCATCGATCTTCCATTCACGGATGCGCCGTAATTTGGGGAACATCTTGCGGCGTAAGCGGCCGCCCTCGCGCGGCTTGCGCTTTTCCATGGCACCACCGCCGGGTTCGACATTGGCTGCTATGCGTTCGATGTTACTGCGGCGGAGCGCCTGCGCCAGCTTTATCGATGCACGACGGCGTTTGCTCGGGTCGAGACCTGCCAGCACACGGCCCAGCCATTGTTCGAATTCGGCAAGATCCTCAGCCATCGATATCGACGCCGGCGAACGGCGGGACCGGCATCGCGTCCGCGAAACCCAGGCCATCGGCGAACAGCGGGTCCGGTTCGGCGAGGTAGTGCATGTCGAAGCCACCGCCATCCTTCGTCGCCACGGTGACATTCTGGGTCAAGCGCAGCTGCAGCAGGACGTCGGCCGTGCCATTGTCGAGCGGGTCGACGTCGAAGGTGAAACCTTCATTGGGTGGCACGACCAGGGCGGGCTGGTTGACGCGCAGCCATCGAAAGATGGCATGGGCCAGCACGGCAAAGTCGCTGCCCATCTCCACGATCAGCACATTGGCCTCATATTCGAAGCCGAACGCGTCGGAGGCGGTCCCCTGGCAACGCCCGGAACCGCGCGAGATCCAGAGGCGCAGATTTTCCGGGCTGCGCTGCAATTCGGGCAGCGCCTGGGCAATGGCCGCGCGCAGGCTGTCGAGCTTGTTCATTGGCTCAGTCCCACAGGTTGACGGTTTCCAGCACCGCCGGGGTCAGCTGCGCCAGATCGGGCAGGATGACGCTGGTCCCACCGGGTAGCGCCGGGCCAAGCGCGGCCAGGCCGGGATTGAGGGCCAGCACCTGTTCGGTGACGCCCTTGGTGCGGCCCAGCTCGCGCCAGCAGATGGCGTCGACGGTGTCGCCTTCCAGGGCGGTGGCGATGGTCACGCGCGATCCTTCGCAGGAAAAAGCGGATCCGCCCAACGGGCTGGGTCGCTATTCAATTCACGGCGCGCGGGACGCGACAGGATGTGGCGCTGCAAATCATGAACAGTTGCCAGAAATTCGGGCCGGTCGCTGCCATGCTCGTTGGGGAGCGAGAGGAAGCCGTTCCAAAGATCGACCGTCAGCCGCATCAAGGCTTCTTCGGCGTTGGTCAGCATGATCAGATCAGCTCCACCCGGTTGCGCTCCACCGGCTTTTCGGCGGCGATGCTGCGCAGATCCGCGACGGCGGCAAGCGCGCGGCGGCGCAGTTCGTCGCTGGTCAGATCCTTTTCGGCTGAGCGATCGAGGCCCTGATCGGTGGCGGTGACATCGCGATAGTCGGCCGCCAGATCGGCGCCGGCGAAATAGCGGACGATCCGTTCCCACAGCAGCACCGCATAATTCCGGCCATTGAGCGTCTGGGCTGTCACCTGATCAAGGCCGGTGGCGCCGGCCAGCACGCGGGCGGTGCGCCAGTCCGCCAGCTCGCGGAAGGCATGGACCATGCCGCCCTCCATCGCCTCGATCAGGCGCGCATTGGTCACCGCCCCTTCGCCCAGGCGCAGACGATCGCGGACATCGTCCAGCTTGACCGGCGGAAACCAGTCATCCGCCACCACTTGCGCGCCGGCGGGATCGGGCGCGGGAACGGGGGAGGAGATGAGGCCGGTCATGGGTGGTTCCTATATTTTGGGGGGTGGGGATGGCTGGGCCGTGCGGGCCGTGCAGGGCCGTCCGAACCGTCCATCCGCCCCCCAGCGCCGTGGGGCGGGCCGTTCTGGCTATTGGGCGCCGGCTGCGGCGGCCTCTGCCAATTTCTTGAGCATGTGCGTCACGCGCTTGATGTCGGTCTTTACGCCGACATTGGCGTCGAGCTGCAGCGCGCGTTGCAGATGGGTAAGCGCTTCTTCCGCATAGGCCGCCTTGCCGCCCGCCGGCGCATTGTCGGCCGTGGGATCGAAGGCGTCGGCGCGGCGCTCATAGGCGCGGCCGATGGCCTTGTGCAGCTTGGCGCGGGCCGGATCCGGCATGTCGGCGCCGGCGGTCATGGCATTGGCCTGGACCAGCTGTTCCAGCGTCACCAGTTCATGCTGTTCCAGCGCGACGGTGGCGATGTCTTCGGCCAGGAAGCAGGCGGCGGTGCGATTGTAGCGTTCCGGCAGGGTCAGGTTGAATTTCAGGACATGGGCGCCCAGGCGCAGCGCATAGTCGAAATCGCGATAGTCGATCGCCCAGATCATGTTGGTCACAAGGATTTCGTCCTGCGCGGCCAGGCCCTGTTCGCCGGCGGCGAGGACGCCCTCGATCCAGTCGGCATAGGCGGTGGCCATTTCGGCCTTCATCGGGTTGCGCGCCTCGATCGAGGCGACGTCGGCCAGCTTGCGCAGGTCATCATGGAGCAGGACGCGGATCATCGCATATTCGCGGCCCGCCTCCGTATCGCCCTTGGGTTCGGGCGGCGCGGCGGCGCTGGCATCCTTGACGGCCGCGCCGCTCATCTGCGCGCGGATCTTCTGCTGGTGGCGGCGGAAGGGGCTGACCATGATGTCTCCTGATGATTGAACCGCTCTATCCGGCGGCGGCCGACCGGGCGGTGTCGGAGCATCGCTCCCCGCCACGGTCATCTGCAGGCTCAGGTGGGGCCGGCCCGGATGCCAGCCACCACCGTCAAAGCCCCTGGGTATTAGGGGCGCTCACCGAAGGTGATGTTTTCGGCCATGACCATGAAATCGGTATCCTCGATCACATAGCCCTCGTTGACGCTGTTGTAGTCGACCAGGGACGCCTTGTTTTCCGGCTCATCCTTGATGTAGCGGCGGCGCGAACCTTCCTGATAATAGAGCGAGAGGTTCGATCCGTCGGTCGCGCCGGCGGGTGCCAGCGGCGTGACGACCATGGTCCCTTCGGGGAAGAAAGGCACGATTGCGGCCGGGCGCCCGCCGATCTGCTTGGACGACATGACGATGTCGGACACCGTCTGATCGCTGGTCGACTTCCCGCCGTCGATCGTGTCCGCCAGCGGGCGGTTGACCATGGGGAAATATTTCTCGTCGATCATGTCCTGGCTGACCAGCACGACATGATCGGTCGAGCTGCGCGCCCAGGATGGCATGCCGGCGATCAGGTCATAGGCCAGCGCGTCGATATTCTTGTAGTCGCCGGCAGCATGATCGGCGTCCGGGCCGATATAGATGGGCGCAGCGGCACCGGTGGCCGTGGTGACGCCGCCCGTGGTGACCATTGCGCGGCCGAGAACATGATCCGGCTTTTCCAGGCGCAGCTTCTGCAGCCAGCCGATGTTGACGTCTTCGCCCAGCGGGTTGTCTTCCGGATCAGTGTCATCCGCCGCAGCGACGCCATTCCACCCGACCATGATGCGGCTGAGCGCGACCGAGATCGCAACCTGCCGGGCATAGCGCTGCGCGAAGTCAGGGAAACGCGACCAGGCGTCGATGATTTCCCAAGGCAGCCAGGTGTCGAATTCTGTGTCATGCAGCTGGAACTTACGGTCCTGCAGGTTGCCGACATATTTCGGCTTGCGCGGCAGGTTGCTGCGCGAGGTCCGGCTAGCGATCAGGTTCTTGGCGTTCATGCCGATCACCTGGCCGATCATGTCGCGCACCGGCATGATGTTGACGCGCTGGAGGAAGCCGACATTTTCGCGCTGCAGATCCTCCAGGCGCTGTTCAGCGGTGGGATCGAGTGCGAACTGATGCTGGACGCCGCGCGATGCGCCATTCAGCTGCGCAATGGCCGTGAACATGCCATCGAGCGCCCGGCGGCCGCGATCCGAAAGAGTGTATTTCGCCATGTAGAATTTCCTTGGCAGTTAGGCGGTTGTCGGGGGCTGGGCTGGGTTAGAAGATGTTGGAATAGTCGCCGGCCTTGCCGTCCGATGCCGGGCGGCGGTGATAGGTTTTGGAAGGCGTGTCCTCTTTCTCTTCGGACAGCTTCTTGAACTGCAGGGTGAGGCCGTCGATCTCGCCCCGGAACTCGTTGCGTATCGCGCTCATTTCCGTCGCGATCGTCTTGGTAAGCCCTTCGAACAGCGGCTGCATCGCGGAGAAATCGAACGGAGCGGCCGCATCTTCCTTGGCCGGCGGGGTGGGCTTTTCTTCCGGCTTGGGCGCTGCGAACTTCGCGGCGAAATCATCGAACAGGCCCTTGAGGCCGGTCAGGAAGGTGGCGCCGTCCTGATCGCCCTTGTCCTCCGCAAATTCCAGCAGCGCGCTTTCGTCGCGGGAGAAGTTGAGGACGCCGGGGCGGGCGCGGTTGAACTGCAGGCGCTCGGTCGCGATCGACGCCGGGCTGTCGGTGAGCGCGCAGCCCATCAGATAGGCGAAGCCCTTGCCCGCGAAATTGTCCTCGATCTCGATCGAGGGATAGACCTTCTGGCTGGCGTCGTTCAACGCCTTGGCATCGCCGGTAACGTCGAAGGTGCCATAGAGGCCCAGGCGCTTTTCGTCCTTGCCGTTGAAATTGACGGTCACTTCGGCGGTCGACAGTTCCAGCACATCGCCATAGGCCTTGAACGGCTTCTCGCCGGAAATGCCCCGGATATGCTCGATGTTGAGGCGGGCGCCATAGGTCTTGGGATCATAGCTGGAGGCCATTTCCTTCAGCATCTTCTCATCGATCGTGCGGCCGTCGACGGTCGAACCGGCGGTGGCGAGCAGGAAAGGCTTGGTCTTCATGTGTCGGCTCCGTGTCGGCGGGGGCTTTTCCGCTTTCGTCAGATGGACGAAGAGCCGATTGGGAGGCTTCTAGGCAACGCGCGGGCGCGGTAGCATCGTCTGCTACCTGTGGACCCCTTCGACAGCAGGGCCGGAAGTGGGTGGATGGCAGGACGATGGCCTGCCCGACCACCATAGACCCTGACGAAGATCGCGCCATCCGGCGACAGCTGGGCCGTGCCCAGCGCCGCGAGGCGCGCTCGCTCTACTGGCGGGGCTGGCCGATCAAGGACATCGCCGAAGAGCTGGCGTTGCCCAACGGCACCATTTCCAGCTGGAAGAACCGCGACCGGTGGGATGAGGATCCGCCGGTGGCCGTGATCAACGACCGGCTCGAAGCCAAGATCGCCGCCTATCTGGACAAGCCCGAGCTGGCGGAAGGGGACATGAAGCGCATCGACTTCCTGATGCGCCAGATGGAGCGATCCGCCCGGATCCAGAAATATGCCGAGACCGGCAAGGAGGGCGACCTCAACGGCAAGATCGCGGCGCGTAACGACGACAAGGCGAAGGCCAAGCGGGAGGAGAAACGCCGTAATTTCCTGACGCTCGACCAGTGGCAGGCGTTGCTGGACGACTTCCACAAGCGCAATTTCGGCTATCAGGAATTGTGGTGGGAGCAGCGCGACCAGCGCACCCGCAAGATCCGGAAAAGCCGGCAGGTCGGCGCGACATGGTATTTCGCCCGCGAGGCGCTGGCCAAGGTCGCCGAAGCCGTGCTGGCCGGCGCCGGGCGCGACGAGCTGGCGCTCGACGAGGCGCCGCGCAACCAAATCTTCCTGTCGGCCTCCGAGCGCCAGGCGCTCAAGTTCCGGCGTGAAATCGTCAGCTGGGTGCGGCGGGTCACTGGCGTCGAGCTGAAGGGCAAGATCCTGATGCTCGATTTCGCCGGGCAATATCCGGCGGACGAGGAGGGCGACGCGACCGGCCCGGCGCTCGACCAGGTCGGCTTCTACTTCCTGTCGACCAACAGCGCGACGGCGCAGGGCGAGAGCGGCGACCTTTATTTCGATGAATATGCGTGGGTGCATGGCTTTGCGGAACTGAACCGCGTGGCCAGCGCCATGACGACGCACAAGATCTACAAGGAGACCTATTTCTCCACGCCGTCGACCAAGACGCACGAAAGCTATGCCTTCTGGTCGGGCGAGGAATGGAACGGCGGCAGGGCCAAGGGCGACCAGCGGCCGTTCGATATCAGCCTCAAAAATCTGCGCCATGGCGCGATCATGCCGGACGGCAGCTGGCAGCATTGCCTGACCATCCATGACGCCTGTGCCATGGGCCTCGACGCGCTGGTCGATATCGCCATGCAGCGCGCCAAATATTCGGAAGAGGCGTTCCGCAGCCTCTATGAATGCGAGGATATCGACGACAGCGAGAGCAGCTTCCCCTACGCCCGCGTGAACCCGGCGCGGGTCGACAGCTTCCTGAAATGGCGCGATTTCAAGCCGGCGCTGATCGACATTCCCGGCGCCCGGCCGTTCGCCGAGCTGCCGGTGTGGCTGGGCTATGACCCCAACAAGCAGGGGCGCGACGACGCCGCGCTGGTGGTGGTGGCGCCGCCGACCGATCAGGGCCGGGGCAAGTTCCGTGTGCTGGAGAAGATCCGGCTCAACAATCTCGATTTTCAGGGCCAGGCCGACAAGCTCCGCGAGGTGGCGGCCCGCTACAACGTCACCGACATCGCGATCGACACGACCGGCAGCGGCCAGGCCGTCTATGAGCTGGTGTGCAACTGGTTCCCGCTCGCCCGGCGGATCGAATATTCGGTGGCGAGCAAGACGGCCCTGGTCATCAAGGCCCAGAGCATCTTCCGCGCCCAGCGCATCGAATTCGACGCTGGCTGGACCGACCTGATGCAGGCGTTGATGGCGATCCGTCCGACCATGACCGCCAGCGGCAAGGGCGTCACCTATGTCGCCAAGCGCAACGGGCAGATCGGCCACGCGGATCTCGCCTGGGCACTGTTGCACGCGCTTTCCAACGAACCCCTCGACGTCGGCAGCGCCAGCGAGGCGACCGGCGGCACCATCCGCTTTTCTGACTAGGAGCCATTGAATGACCGACATCGTCCAGACCGAAGCGGTCGAGCAGGTGGAAGCCGACGAGGTCCATCATCCCGCTCAGGTCTTTTCCTTCGGCGATACCGAGAGCGTTCTCGATCGCCGCGAACTCGCCCAATATTTCGAGATCTGGCACAATGGCCGCTGGTATGAGCCGCCGTTGCCGATGGGCAAGCTGGCCCAGACCTTCAACATGGCGCCCTATCACCGCAGCGCGGTGGCGCTGAAGGTCAATTTGCTGGTGGCGCAGCAGATCCCGTCACGATGGCTGAGCGCCGACAGTTTCGAGCGGTTCGCGCTGGATTTCGTTCAGATGGGCAATGGCTATCTGGAATGGGTGCCCAACATGGCCGGGCGCCTGGCCAAGATCGACCATGCGCCGGCGATCCATACCCGCGCCGGGGTGGAGCCGGATGTCTATTGGTTCGTGAATGGGCCGATGGGCAGTATCCATCAGTTCCAGCGGGGCCATATTTTCCACCTGCAGCAGCCCGACGTCGCCCAGGAGGTCTATGGCATGCCGGAATGGCTATCGGCGCTGCAGGCCGGTCTGCTGAGCGAGAATGCGACGCTGTTCCGTCGCCGCTACTATCTCAATGGCGCGCATGCGGGCTTCGTCTTCTATGTCAGCGAGCCGCTGGCCGATCAGAAGACCGTCGACCAGCTGGAGGACAAGCTGCGTTCGGCCAAGGGCGTCGGCAACTTCAAGAATGTCCTGGTCTATATCCCCAAGGGCAAGAAGGACGGCATCCAGATCATGCCGATCGCCGACGTCACGGCGAAGGATGAATTTTCGAGCGTGAAGAATATCAGCCGCGACGACATGCTGGCCGCGCACCGGACGCCGCCGCAGCTGATTGGCGTCATCCCGCAGAATAATGGCGGCCTGGGCAGCGTGAAGGACGCGAGAGACGCCTATTATGAGACGGAGATCGTGCCAATCGCCACACGCATGCTGCGCGCCAATGCATGGTTCGGCAGCCAGGTGCTGGCCTTTGCCGACTATGTGCTGAGCGATGGATCGATCATCCGGCAGCAGGGGGACCGGTTTGTGAAGCTGCCTGCCGGCGCGCGCTAAAAATTGCCTGTAATCGGCTCAGGTTGGGAGAACTAAAGGTATTTGTAAGTTAATGAGAGCAAGGCGATCACCCCTGCCGCTGTTGGCCAACATATACCTAAGTAAACTAGACTAATGCAGGCATCTGATCGGTCCCATCGTAAGCGATCTTCTGCCTTTCCAACCAAGCCTGGAAACTGATTTTCAAAATTATCAACGAATATTGATAGGCGCTTGTTCAATTCTGAAAAATGTTCATCCATCGCTGATGTCGTCAAACTGAGCCTACTGTTTGCAGTGTTTATCAAATCAACTGCCGAGGACCTCGCAAAATTCTCGATATGCAGGCTAACTATACCGGAGATATCAAACTTTTCGGTGCCTTCTCTCTCGCCATCATTGACAGAGCCTGTATCGACAGGATTTATCCGCAACTCCCTCAACTTCGGCTCAAAAACATCTGTATAAATATCATTTTGATCCTTGAACGGATAGAACGGATTTTGCGACGATACCACTAAGAAGTCTGACTTATAGCTCTCCATTTGCTTTTTTAGTTGATTTACCAAGATATAAAAATCATTTGCCTGCAAAGCTAAAAAATTCATCAGATCTGCGTGCTGACCTTTAATTTTACGATATTTTTTCTTTGGACCATTACACCATTCAACGTAGAGTGCGATCCAGCAATAAATTGCAAGAACTACAAGCATGTATTGTAGCGACAAAATATTCAATTTTTCAAAATTTATACCGAAGATGCTTAGCGTAGACGATGGTGGAGCAAAGCAAGACAAGAACAATGCCCCAGATGCTAGAAGGCTGTTTCTATGCAATCCCCAATACTCGCTCGTGATTTCTGGGCTCTCCGACAC